ATTCCCGATGACGACGCTCTTGTTCTACCATCGATACATTACCTACAATGTTCTCGTACATTGTAGTAAATTCTTCAATGGAAGACAACTCTTGAGCATAGTTATTCTTATGGAATACTTTTGCCATCTTGTTCAATGTCTTCTTAGGAATTTCATGGATCTTAGATGCAGCGTCAATTGCATCCTTAATAAATTCCTTTTCGGCATCAATGCGAGTCATTGAATTTGAAACTTCGACAAGGACTGCTTTCACTTTTTGTTTATCAAATGCCATAATATAATTACCTCAAGTTATTTCTTGATCTTAGAAATGTCAGCTGTAGCAGCAGCACCAACAGATGCTAGAGCAGCAAGGCTACCACCAAACGTATAAGATCCAGTATGGTTCAATTGCATCCAAGGACATAACCAAACCTTCAAGCCCATATTGCGAACCCACTGGCAGAACATATAATCTTCAGAGAGATATCTCTTGGAATACTGTCTTAGGATAGTGTTGTTTGGATCATTAACAAACTTAACAATATCATCTGGGGTTGCAGATGGGTTTGCTTCTAGATATGCCTTTAGCTCGGCACCCATATACATTCTCTTACCATCAATTGGAGTATCGAAGAATGCAAAGATTTCTCTTGATCCATCAAAGTGAGCTGTTCTAACATGGTCTGGCTTATATGACTGATATGGGAATGTTTCCTCAAACTTCTTGAATGTATTCTTACGAATCATCATAAAGCCAGTACCAATCTCTAGCACCTCAGCTGGCTCACTCAACTTAATTTGAGTTGGACCATCCTTAGCGATAACTGGATTGAAAACATAATCACCGACAAACTGATCAAGAGCGTTTGGATTTTCATCCGCTACACCCTTATCGACAGCCTGCTTAACCTTTTCCCAAGAGATGCACTTCTTAGGATATGGCCCACCGATAATATCAAATGGTGACTCATCTGACTGAAGAGCCAACAATGTGATAACATCGTTTGGATCAAATCCAATATCAGAGTCGATGAACATCATGTGAGTGAATTCGCTTCTCATAAACTCATCAGCACAATAGTTACGTGCTCTTGTGATTAGCGATTCGTTGAATAGGTAGTATACCTTCATGTTGATACCATACTTAACACAAAGTGCAGTGAGGTCGCACATTGAGCGAGTATAGTTACCGTGGCATTGACCACCATACATTGGGGTTGCTACAAAGAGGGATCTCTTTCGCAACTCTTCTATTTCAATTTTAATTTCCATTGTTTATTACTCCACTGCGCGAAGGAGACTCTTCTTACCACTAGCAGCCTGTGGAGGAGTTACGATCTGGCTTGTAGCCCTCTGATCATCGTTGATCAGAGAATCAACTGGATCCGTTACAAACAACACACTTGCGTGTTGCAATTCAAATCCTTCCATGGCAGTTGTATACTGCATGAATGGAACAAACACTAAACGGTTTTCTTGGAATGCAAGAAGCAATGGCTTCTTAACTTTTAACTTTGCTTTGGTTTCTTCAAGATCACAAATGATCTCATCACCATTTGTTAGCTTAATAATCTTAATATTCATTATAATTACCTCTGTTGGTTTTTCAAATAACGTGTATACTTTTTTAACTGTCTCAGAGCTTTTTCTCTATGCACAGGATGCATCTTCTGAAGAAAGTTAATTCCTTGTAAATGGTCGTACTCATGCAAGAAGATTCTGGCTGTCATACCAGTAAACTTTCTTGTCATTGTGTTACCACCAGGCTCTGTAAAGCGAACGCGAACATGGGCTGGTCTTTTCACAGGAACAACTACACCCTTATACGATAAGCAGCCTTCTATTAGAGAAACAGTTTCCTCTGACACGTCTACTATCTTAGGGTTGAAGCAGGCAAACGCAGGATCCCCTTCCATAACGAATACTCTATATGGAAGACCTACTTGGTTTGCAGAAAGACCAATTCCCTTATGCTCACGCATCGTGTCAAGAAGATTCTTGGCAAGCTCAAGAGGGTCAATTGGTGGATTGCTGAAATCAAAAAGAGGCAGCTCTTGCTCTAAGATTGCGCTCTTATAATCAATCAATTCATACGCCATACTTTTTATCATGCTCTTTATTCAAGCCATAACTACCATCATATTTATGTAAGCTCTCAGCCTTGAATAAAAGAAATTGGCCTACTCTAGTGCCTTTTTGAATACTAAATGGTCCACAATGCACATGCATTGCACCTGCCATTACGCCATGATAGCCAGAGTCATAGAGACCAGAAGTTAGGAAGACACCATTACGGTTTAGAGTTGAACGAGTAATAACCCATCCTGCTTCTCCCTCACCAACCTCGATAATGTTCTCCATTACAACTTCATAGGTACCTGGTTCTAGATTCCAATAACCATTTTCATCTGGTTGAATCTCAATAGAACCTCTATGACCTTTCTGTGTCTCAGAAAGAGTACAAACATTGTTATGAATCTTAAACACCTTACCAAGTCTTAGATCGACAGCATTAGGCTGGACATCACCTGGCTGAACATTTGTGAGCTTAGATCCGTGCTCACCCATAATATGAATCATCATACCTTATCTTCCTGTGGTTGTGTAAAGTGATAGAGAAGAACGATATAATGGATAGCCTTCATCAAATCTTTTTTATTGTGACCATCCTTCTTACCATATCTCATCAAGTACTTAATAGCAGTATCTCTAGAAGTGGTATCCACACTACCAAGAGAATCCCAAACATCAATAGTCTGAATCTCTTCTTTACCAACATAATGCTGCTGATAGGTCTTACTAATATACTCAAGTACCTCACTAAGGATTTCGTCCTCTCTAAATCTAAACTTAATCGCGTGGTCTAAAGGCATACCAACGCCAACTTTACCATCTGTTGTTAACTTTAATTCAGCCATATCAATACCCCGGATCATCATTTAAATATTTGGTTACAATCTTGTCAATATAGTCCATATTATACTTGGCTAGATTGTAATTGTCAATAGAGACATCTGATTGCTCGAGATCAAAATCTACTTCCTTCTCAAACTTACCATCAATGATGCCAGTAGGACTATCATCAAATGTTCTACCATTCAAACCTAGCCATACACCAGCACTACTATCCCAAGTGTCAATATACTCTCTGTAAGGTTCCATCAACTTAATTTCATTTGGACCATCAACCATACCTAGGAAATGAATCTTCTTTTTGTTCCTTCGGATACGATGAAGGATGCCACGGTCATGCAGTTCTTGCATAAACATAAAGCGAGCAACAAAGCGCTGAAGCTTATTACCTTTCTCGACACGATATGCATTTGGTATACCAAGAATAGATACACCAATATAATCAACGTGCTTTGATGTAGATGCCCAATCAAAGGCACTAATTAAGTCCTCAATATCACCGACCTTAGATTGTGGTACAAAGAATGTACCAAATCCTTGTGCTCTAAAAAGAGGTGCTAGGTCAATAGCTGCCTTAATTGTCTTAAATGAATGTTCGCCAGGATAGTCAGACATCACAACATAGTTAGCTCTAACAATACTTGCCATTTCTAGTACTTTGGCAGGCGTCAACATTGGCTTACCCTGCTTATACATCTCAAAGGCACTATTGTCCATGATGTTAACACAAACCTGGTTCCTATAAAACTCAGTATACTCATTACTTGTGTCAACAAGATGTGCTAGAGTAAGATGATAGTCTCTACCCTTTACAAGGTCTAAAAAGTTTGTTGGTGCGATATGGCAAAAATGTGTCATACTGATTCATCCTCTATTGACCAAACTGGCTTCATACGCTCATAAACAAGCTCACAACCATTCTCATTATCTTCACTTACAACAATCGTAGCATCACGACCTGGATATTGATTCTTGAGATATGTAAGAAGTTCGTCAGCAATCATCTCACAAGACATATAGTCAAGTTTCAATGTTCCACTACCATATAACCCCTCTAATTCCCTTTTTAAGAGAATAAACTCAACGTCACGGTCGTCATGGAACACTTCAAGATATACCTTAAAGTGAAACATATGTCTATGAGGGCTTGCCAAGAAAGCAACATCCCTCAGCTTAGGGTCAGATCCAGCAGCTGGGTAGCAATGGATACCTTCTCTTTGAAATGTGATCCAAATCTTTTTCTTAATCATTGAAGTACTCCAACTCCTCACCGTATACCTGTAGCACGTCAGCATACCTATCACGCATAATCGATGACTTATAGGGATACCTGTCAACATTATACTTTGGTTTCAAGGCTTCAATTAAAGTCTGTTCTTGAAACTCGTTGTGAGGCTGTTGACAATTGTGTGGCTTAATCAACCATACAAACTTCCACGACTCGTGCTCTTCAAGAAGAGTTCTGAACTTAGTCATATCATAGCCCTTCTCTCTAGCCTTTCTATGGTTCTCTTCAAGAACCTTTAACCCTAAAGAAGTTGAACCAACATACATTAGTTCACCGGCATCATTGTAGACACCGTATACACCTCTGAACCGATAGTCGTATGCATCCTTTAAACCAGACATCCTGGAACCTCACTTGGATTGAACTTAGAAGTGACTGCAATAGCATTCCAAGGATGTAGGCTCTCTTCATGCGATACAGCTAAAGAGAAGTCCTTAATGCGACCCTTGTCATACCATTCGTCTAACGCAGCGTACATGATACGGCAAACATCTTCAGAGAACAACAGGTTGGCACCATTTAATTCAGCAAACGCTTGTTCATCTCGTCTCTTAACAACAATCTGAACTTCAGTTGGAATATGCTTTCTGCATAATTCTACAATGTCTTCAAACCAAATGATCTTACTTGGATCAAACTCAACCTTGACCTTTAGAATAGATCTCTGGCTATGAGCATTAGCAGCAGCATTACGATGAGTACGAGCATCATATGCTAACTCAAACGAACATGGGCAAGTTGAACTATAGACATAATCAATAGTAATGAAGAACTTATATTGTCCACCACGGTACTGACCCTCTAGTTCAACCTTATAGGCAATATGGCCTCGAAGCTTCTCTTCTGGATTATCCTCTCTACGAGAACGAAGAGCATCTTGTGTCCAAGGATACTTAAAGCGAAGCTTACAGTATGCATTCTTACTATTCTGCTTCTCGGCAAGCTCCTTTAGTGCTCCTTGG